TTGCCATCAATGCCGTCACGTCCGGATTCTCCATCAGCACCGGCAATTCCTTGTTCGCCAGTATCTCCTCGATCTCCTTTGTCGCCTTTGACACCCTTATCTCCTTTCGGACCCTGCTTTCCGTCTAGACCCGCAGGACCACGTATAGTTTCGACTTCACTTATGATGTCAAACCATTTTTCTTCTAACTGTCCTATCCGCTTTTCCGTATGTACTACTGCAAATGCAGTAGAAATTTTATCAATTTTGCTCATTGAGTTTTGCCATGTATCTGGTAAGTTCTTCAGTTAGTTCATCTTCGGAGGACGGAATGTATCTTTCTTTCTTTTGTTGTTCTTTTTCTTTCTTTTTCTTTTCGTCTTCAGCACTTTTTTGACGTTCTATTTCTGATTTAACGGGTTCACCATTAACTTTAATATCAACAGACTGTGTTGCGGGTGCCGAGGCTTCATCGGGGACAAGCGCGTCTTCTTCGCCTTCTTCCGGTTCGTCCTCTTCTATTTGTTTCTTCATATCCTCAATATCTGCATCAGATAATCTTAAAACATTTTTCCAAATCCATTCTTTCGAAACATAATCACCTACAAACTGAGTTGCTTCTTGCATCAGTCCGAATCGTTCCCGCCAAAGATCTGCTTCTTTCAATTCAGTAAAGGCATTGTCCTTGATATAATCAACAACAATATCGTTCTTCCACTCATCCCAATCTTGCGGCGTGATAATACCTTTTATTATCAACTGTTTCTTAAGAATTTCAAGAAACAAGTGGGAAAATCTCATACGTAAACGATCAATGAATTTCTGAAACTTAACTTCGTCTCGTGTAATTTCTGTACTTCTTCCTAAAGAAAACTGAGATTCTTGTTCCAACCTATTGACCGGCACATTCAAACTACGATATAATCTCTTTTGAAAATAAAGTATATCATCAATCTGACCAAGATTATCACCACCCGGAAGTGTAGAGATTTCGGTTCCTTTCCCACCTTCTCTACGAGGCAACCAAAAATCTTCGAGCATAGACATATGCTTGCGATCATCTTTGAGTTCGCCAGTGGATGCATCGTACACTAACTTGTTACGATACTTAGTCATGATATCTTTCATGTACTGTTCTGCTTTACCGCGAGGTAAATTACCAACATCAATGTAAAAGATTCGACGTTCGGGTGCACGAGCAAGACGATAGATGACTAGAGAGTCTTCCATCATACGTAATTGGTTAATAGGTTTAAGTGCTTTATGTAAGTGAGAGACTACTTTCTTTTTATATTCATCTAAAAGACCACTTGACACATAAGAAATGGAGTCTGTAGAAAACTTAACAGCACTTGCTTGGGCTCCTGGTTTTTCTTCGTAAAGATAAAACTCGTCTATCTCGTCTACAATCTTAACATCTGTTGCCGGATCTTTTTTGTACTTAACATTACGCATCTTTCTAATTTTAGATGCATCAATCTGTCGTATTTCTTGAATTCCTGCTTTTAAATTTGCTTCGTTAACTACCAAATGATGGTACAATCTTCCATCAATGTACCATGATCGGAATATATCATGCCCCAACTCATTGAAATTCAACATCCCAACAATATTATCGAACTCTTCAGTCAACAATTTCTTTATCTTATCAGGCACTTGCACCTTGTCCAAAACTAATTGTACTGATGATTCTAATTCAGATGCAGAAATTGCCTCGTTTACAATCTCTTCGACTGCCATATCAACTTCTGAGTTGACTGCTACGCCTCGATATCTCAAAATTAACTGATGATTATCTTTAGAACTGATTTCACCATCGACATTGAGATAATGTCCATAGTGTCCTGCCATAGTGCTAACATAACCAGCACCATCAGGATCCGTGGGCGGCACAACAGACGCAAGTTTCTGTTTCACTGACCCTTTATTGGATTTTTTAAGTTCAAACCCAAAAAGTTTTAATATTGTATCATCTGCCATGAGTTGTCCTAATATGTAAATAAAGGGTGCCCGTAGACACCCTGTTATTTAGACGTGAATTAACTCGTCGTATTTGATTCCCAATATTGAATAGCAAAGGTAACTTCGAAGGTTTCCAGTGCATCAACGGTATCATAATCTAACGTGATAGCACCAACACTTGTTGGAAAACAACCTCGAAAGTTATATCGTTTCAATACAGTACTGTCACGATCTAACTGATCAACTATGAGGTCCGACTGATAATCGACGGGATTGCTGAATCCAGTATTAGCAGAATGCGAATTGATTCCGTTTAACCATCTTTCCATGGGATCTCGAATTGCAAAATCGGTATCGTTAATGATAGTAACGCTCCAATCTTCAAATACACGATCTCCTGCAATCTTTAACTGCCTGCCCCGAAAGGGTACCGTTAGTACACCTGTCGTGCTTGCCGGTAAGGCTGCAGCCTTACAGAGGAATGATGTCAGTTCGACATCACCCCCAGCATAGGAAGGAAAGTTAATAGTTGCGTTAAACAGATTCGGTCTAGCACCACCACCACGCAGTTTAGATTTAAAGTCATCGACTCCTAAAATTGCCATTGTTTATTTCTCCTTAGACCGTGCCGACAACTTCATCAAAGTCAACACCCGTTCTAACTGCCACGAAATTAAGCGTGATAAAGTTAATTGAACGTGCTGGTTTGATAAAGCAAGAAGCAATGAATCGGTTAGCATCAATCACTGCCGCAGTGTTGTTTGTTTCGTCACAAACTACCCTGAAATCAGTAATACCTCTTCTCCCTTGAATTTCCCTCAAGAAAGGTTCTACTATGTTAACAAATTCTGCGCGAGTAAACTCATCGTTGAATTCGAACAGTACATTTGCGGCCGCCGCCTTAATGGCGCGTTCGATTACAAGGAACAACCTACGAACGTTAATGCGATCAAATGCACTTGGGCGAGACTCTTTAGTCTTGTCGCCATATAAAATAATCCCTTGTCCCGGAAGGTTTACAATCGGATTAACACCAACTTTATATAGAGTATCTCTTGCATTTCTATTAGCATTCCATGCGAGAGATGTTACCCCAAAGTAATTACCACGCCGTTGTCCGGCAGGAGAGAACCATGGTGCAGACACTTGATCAGTTAACGCGAGAAGACCCGCTGTAGAACTGGCGGCAGGAATGAAAACATACTGGTCATTGTACTTGTCGTAAACTTTTAAAAAGTTGTTGTCAAGTATCAAGTAACTAGAAGAAGACAGTTCGTTCGAGAAAGTTTTAATTGCATTAACAATCGCCGTGGGATTTGCTTGATTCAGCACGTCATCTCTACAGGGACTTGAAACTACCACGCAGTCTTTTCTCTGACTACTAGCAATTCCTGTCAAGTTAGCAACAACCGTTTTCTGTGCAATTCGACTAGTCATACTAGGGGCAATTAAAAAATCAACCGTAATAGTTTCGGGATCTTCGAAAGAATCGAAACCAGTATCAACATCACCCTCGTCTAATACGTTGCTTGCAACCCCACCTGACAAACTTGAAGTTTGTACAGAAGTTGTTACTTGAGTGAATCCAGTAGATACATTCCCTAATTCTGAGAATGATGCGAGATCTGCTGCACGAACGTAGTTAGATTTAGCATTTAAAACATCTAACACATAGTTAGATGAACCGTCTGCGGTCTTGGCATCACCCGCCAAAGAAGCATAGGGAAACGTTTCAAGGATAGTGCCTGGAATTCCAGTAAAAACACCGTCTTCATCGATAATGGCTACGTGAACTTCGTCATTACTACCACCGAGATCAGACACATACTGTGACGTTCCGGGTGCACCATCAAACTCTGCAAACACATTAGTAGTACCAATAACCCAACCATCAAAAGATGCATCACCACCCGATACTGGGCAGAATGAAACCTGTAAACTATTACCTGCCGTACCAGCATACTTCGCAATAATTTGCTCTGCGTTGAGACCAGATTTATCTGATTCCCATGTTTCTGCATTTTTAACCAGAACACCGTCTGCGTTAGTAACCGCAGTTAAAGTGGCATTACCTGCTTCACTGTCAGTAACCGTAGGTACTCCAGTGTAACCGCTGCCCGTGTCTGTAATGGTGATAGATTTAATACCTACTGTGACTGTTACATCAAGTGCATTGTCTCCACCGCCACTCGTATTAATTGTAGTATGTCCGGTTAAGGAGTCCAGAGTTCCAGAAAAGGAACCTCCGCTACTGAGTGAAACTGAAGTTACAATACCACCCGGATCGACTGCAAGTACTGTACCTGTAGCATTAGTACCAGTTCCTAAATCGATTTCGAATGTATCGCTGACCGCATAACCTGTACCACCATCAGTAGGAGTACCGGTGATGCCTTTGATTTCCATTGCTGCGGTTGCTGCTGCACCTGCACCACTGCCACCGGTGAAACCAATGGTTGGAGTGTTGGTGTAGTTGTTGTTAGTTCCTGCAACTGTAACCGAAGCTACAATACCTGCACCCGCAATAGAAGCATTCACTGCTCCTTCTTGCGTTCGAACAACATACAATGTACTAGCATATTTTAAAAAATATGCCGCAGATAGAAAGTCAATTGATGTAGCGTCTGAGTTTAATGCGGGAGATCCAAATGTTTCCGCTAAAGCTGCTTCGTTAGCAACTAGAACCGGTTGTTCAATTGGTCCCCAATTAAAGTTCCCCACGAATGCCCCAGTAGAAGTATCAACTGCCGGGACTACACCCGTAAGATCAATTTCCTTTACTGTGATATTAGGAGACGCGAATTGATTTGCCATAATCGTGTCCTTTTCGTTTACCTATGATATGATTTCATAATACGGTTAGATTCTCAATGCTTTTATTTATAAAAAATTAAAAATCAGGATCATAAACTACGGACCAATTACCTCTTTCTATGTCTTCTTGTGACAATATTTCGTTGATCGCATCGGTACCATCATCGATGTATCCAAAGGGAACAATGTTATTTTCTATTTCTTCCATTCGATTGGCAAACATCATTTCTTTTAGATTGATGTCTGTCATGTCAGAGAAAAACTGAGTGGTTACGAAGTACCCCAGCATAACTAAATTCATAACCAGATCGTCATGATTTCCATCGGATGCCTCATAAGACTGTCCTTTACCTACGAAAGTAGACACTTCAAGAATAGTCTTTTCATCAACAAGTTCTAGTTTGTTGGTCTCCAAAAGATCTTTAAACCCCGAACAACCAAGACGCTTGGTTTTTCGATTCATTTCTACCCCAATGTGGGAAGACTTTACTGCGGAAGATACATGGGTATTTTCGTATTCAAGATCATGATAAAGACCATTACATACTACCCCACCCTGATCATTTGCTTCGACAACCACATAAGCATTATTGTAGACAACAGCGTACTTATATATAATATTAGGGAAGAGTATTGGAGAAATAGTGTTGTTCCGATACACAGCCACTTGACTAAAAGGGCGTGTCGTAATGTCAATAACAGTGAACGTAGAATAGTCCTGACCTCTTCCTTTCGAGACATCAACGGTCATGATGTACTCGTGGCTCGGCCGAGTTTCTGAATAGATGGACAATAGACCGCCCTCTAAGACCCGCAGAGGCGCTTTTGCTCGTAATGACATTAGCGTCTCTGCATTTATTAAAGTGTCGCCTGTTCCAAAGAAAGTGTTGCCAAATTCTTGGTCAAACTGTAGTTGGGAAGTGTTTGATATGGTCTCTGTTTTCCATTTCTCATCTCGTCCCGGCACATCCCACCAATCGACTCTGAATGGTTTGTATTCGTTTATTCCTTGATTTGCACCTTCCCAAATTTTATGGTAGATATTACCAATCCCATTGGCAGTCGAGGTTATGATAACCTTAGTATCTTTACCGGCAGAGACTACGGGGTAGGTTGAAGTGTAGAATTCAGATGCTCGCTCAACAAAAGCAAACTCATCGAGATAGAGCAGATTGACAGACATACCACGAATAGAACTCCCAGAGGTAGAAGCAGCAACAATCCTAGAGTTATTAGAAAAATCGATAGAACCCTTATTGAGAGTCTTACAACCAGGTTGTAGAAAGAATGGCAAATTCTCAAGCATGAGCGTGATACGTCCAAGCATTTCTCGTGAAGTGGAACCTTTGTTTGCGAGGACTGCGATTGTTTTTTCAGGTGTGAAAATTGCGTACCAGAGAAGATAGGCGACTGACGAAATTGATTTGCCAGATTGTCTGCAAGCAAGTACAATGTTAAAACGATTATCGTTAAAAGATTTGAACATACGTTCTTGATAGGGATAAAGATTAAAAGGAACAAGTCCCCTATCCAACGAAA